GCTGACCTGTATAAGCAAACGATTGCATTGACAAAAGGTGGATTGAAAGCATGAGTGAATGGAATGACCTGATTGGAATTTTGTTAATCATATCAATAGCTTACACGATCTATTTGAAACTAGAGGATAAAGAATGAGTGGTGCTTTTAATAATATGTTGCATTTCGTAGGTGTTGTTGAAGACAACTATGATAAGACGAATGCGGGAAGAGTTCGTGTTCGTGCTTTTGGTATTCACCCTCCTCGTGTGAGTGATGATATTGAAGATAATGTGCCTACCCGTGATCTACCATGGGCAACTGTACTAGATGGTACTTATGGCTTGGCTCCTTTGATTCCTAAAGTAGGTGATTGGGTATTTGGTTTCTTTATAGATGGAAGAGAAGCACAACAGCCTATGATTATAGGAAGACTGCCTGGTATGCATATGAATCTACCAGGTGGCACGGGTGAAGCAGGTGAAGATGGTTATCTACCGCCTGAAAGCATTCATAGTTATGGTAAGCCTGAACTACACCGCTATATAGGTGGTGAAGACATGACAAAGGGTCAGACACTACTACAAGCATCAAGTATCAACGAAGATATTACGCAAGCCTTATCTGAAGAAACATTTGATGAGCCACCTATTGCAATGCCCGAGAATAACTATAACAATAGAGTCCTTGCAAGCAAGAGTGGTGATAACTTTATTGTAATGGGTGATGGTGATGAGAACGAGTCAAGTGATTATATTCTTCTCTCCCACTCCTCTGGCTCTGTATTCCAGATTGACCCAAACGGTACCATCTTTATTAAATCATTTGCTGATCAGTATAACACAACAGAGGGTGTCTTGTCAACCTTTGTGAAGGGTTCTTCTCATACAAATATACAAGAAGATTATACATTGAAGGTTGAGCAAGGGGGTGGGAAAGTCTATATCAACGGTGATTTCGATATAGAATGCGAAAACTTTAATGTGACAGCCCGTTCGAATATGAATCTTCACGCAGGTGTTAAGACAAATATCTCTGCAGGTGGTATATCTGTCCTTGCTTCAGCAGACGATATCAATATGGGTGCGAAAGGAAGCATGAAGTTTAAGACAGGTGACAGTGAAACACTAGGTGGTTTCTATGTACAAGCACTTGATGGAGACTTCCATATTGACACCTATAAGACAAATATGTTAAGTAAGACATATACAAAGATCAGTAGTGAGGGTACTCCTTGTGTATCAGAGCAAGTATTACCGTATCCTGATTCTGGCCATAAGGGAGTTGAGATCAATTCTGCTGATTTAGTACACATCGAAGCACCAAAAGCGAGCATGACAGGTACAGATGCATTAAGTCTCGATGGGGGTGTGATAGGTATTAAGTCAAGCGGCAATGTAGGTATTACTGGTGGCACTGTAGGCATAGATGATACAGTACGAATGGCAGAAGGAAATGGTACGGGTACAGCAAATAGCACTTATAGTACTACAGATGGTAATAGAGCAACACAGAAGCCTAAGAAAGATGCACAAGTTTCTGTCACAGAAGTCGCTACAGTCATGTCACCAGGTGAATTACCTAAGAGTAGAGCGCAACGAACACCTGTTATTCAACGAGTAACAGAGTTTATCACAGGTTTAATGGAGTAGAAGAATGAGTATCGAATGCGATAACACCACCCCGCTAGGGAGCAAGAATGCACCCGAACTACTCAGCGAGAACAGTACTGCACTGATTGATGCGATACTAGACCTCACTGATATTGCGAATGTGGGTGTTACTAACGATGCAAATGGCACAAGTATAGACGAGTTTGCGAATCCTCTTGTCACAATTGATCAAAGAGAACTTGCTGAAACAACAAATCTACTGAATAATATACTTGCAAATACACCACTTGATGCGTTTCCTAATCTACAAGACAAGCTAAGTGGTACTGGAGGTAGACTATCTGCTACAGATTTAGCAGAGGCTTCGATTGATTTAGGGTTAGATGTTACTTCTCTGAAAGATGATCTCTCTGATTATAACACAAATTTACCTCAATTGTCAACCCCAGGTGCAGTCACAGAAGATAGTACTCGTACTATAACGACAGCAACTGGCTCTGAATTAATCTCTGACCCTAAGGCCTCACGACTCAATGCGAACGAATTAATCTCTGGAGATGGTGCTATAGCCGATTCTGGTGTCATTACAGCAACAGATCCTACTGGTCTTACAACAGGTACCACAGTAGGAAGTGGTTCAGGATCAATTGATACGGATCCAAATGACACAGGATCTGGTTCAAGTAGTGGTAGTGGTACAGGTACAGGTGGAACTGGTAGTACGCCTATTACTACAGCAAGTAGTGGTACGGGTACAGGTGGTGTAGGTAGTACGACAGTGGGTGGTCAAACAAAAAGTGGTACTACAATTAATACAGGTTCTTCTGACACTCCTATACTAGGTACTGATGCTACAAGACTATCTCAACGAGTAAGTACACCTGTTTCTACACCTGCTTTATCGACAACTTCACCTAATGCAAATAACTTAGCAAGAAATGTAAGCACAGCAGTGAGTGCGGGTGCTATATATGGTGCAGTTACTGGTGCTGGTGGACTAGCGACTATATTGCCAGTGCCTATATTTGATCTACTGAACAAGTTAGACTTTCATTCTGCGACAAACATTGGTCAGAAACTAAGCCAGAAGGTGTGTGGTGCATATAGTGATGTGCTTGCTGAGTTGACTAAGTTTACAAATGTAGTGAACTCTGGTAAAGACACTTTGAATAAGATATCGAATATACTAGAGAAAGATGTAAAGAAACTAGCAGAGAGTATTAAGCAAAGAGGTGTACTCCAGACATTAATGGATATACTAGAGAAGATTATTGAAGCCGCAATTAAGGCAGCGAAGGGTGTTGTTGTAGCGGCCCTTGGTTCTGTACTTGCTGTAGTGAAAGGTATTGCTTCTGCGAGTAAGGCCATTATGAAGAAAGTAGCAAAGATAACTCGTGATATACAGAACTATATGAAAGATGCAAGTGTTGCTAAGATTATAGCAGACATGGAGAAGCTAGTTGCTGAGTTGGCCTCGTCATTTGAGAGACTTACACCACAGAATATAGCGAACTTAATGTTTAGATTATGTCAAATGGCACAAGATTTACAAGCAAAACTCATGCAACCTGCGTTAGATTTGAATCGATTTGCTCAAACTATGGGTAGCCAGACACGAGCAATCAATAGTGCGAATGCAAAACAAGTACAATCAGCAGTTAAATATGGTGCTATTCGAGTCAGTGATGATGATCGAAAAGCAAAACAGAAGGGTGCTACTGAAGCAATTAACCAGTCTGCATCACCATCTAACACAGAAGCAGAGTATGTAGATAGTAAAGAAATGTCTGAGACAGAGATGTCTCTTCTATTAGGTATAGATGAGAATGGCATTGGGGGTGTAGTATCATTTGGACCTGAGTTGACGAAAGAAGATGCACTTGGTAAACAGCCTGGTTGGGAGAAAGTTAATCAAACAGTATGGCAAAGAATGATACGAACTTCAGCACAGACAGGTGAAGAGTATACTGTAACAAAGGGTTATGTAAGACCTGTATATAGTAGTCTTCTCAAGAGAAAAGTAAAGTCAGCACATAATACTGGCTATGCAATTGATATACAAGTAACACCAAAGATTCGAAAAGACACTATCGTAGCGGCCAGTAGAGCAGGCTTTACTGCGATTAGTGTATATCCTGATTATATTACTCTTGCTTTATCACGAAGAAGATCACATTTAAGTAATCAATTCAGTGGCCAAGAAGCACAAGAGTTAAGTGATTTATTGGATAAGCATAATATAGATGGATTTAAAATAAAAAGAACCTAGAATACACTATAAATAATCTATAAAGGGTAAATAAATGGCTAGAGTAACACCACGAACAAGACAACGAGAGTTCTTCTCTGATTTCATGTCGAATCTAGAGCAAGTGCCTGGGCGTGCAGATGTCGCTCGTGTGGTCAATGAGAATGCTGTCAAGCAGAGTATAAAGAATCTACTTATGACAGATCGTGGTGAACGCCTATTCCAACCAGACATAGGGTGTGATATAAGAGGTACTCTATTCGAGAATATAGACCCCAACACTATACTCATACTCAAAGAGAATATTAAATCAACAATTAAGACATATGAGCCTCGCTGTACAGTTAAGGCCGTGATTGTACAGTCTAATATAGATGACAATCGTATAAAGGTACAGGTTATATTCAGTGTAATAAATAGTAGCAGAGACTCATCGCTCACAATCGATCTAGATAGGGTAAGATAATGACAACACAGATTAAGCCAGTAACGAACATGGACTTTCTTGCGACTAAGGAAGAACTGAAAAAATTCCTTAAAAGTCAGGACCAGTTCAAAGACTTCGATTACGAAGGCTCAAACATGAATGTACTATTAGATGTACTTGCATATAATACATTCTATAATAGCTATTACTATAATATGGCCATCTCAGAGATGTTCCTTGATAGTGCATCTCAGCGTAACTCAGTTATCTCTCATGCAAAAGAACTGAACTACTTACCCACAAGTAGACGAAGTGCCATAGCAAAAGTAGATATTGTAATCACTTACCCAGACTATGATGGTAACTATTTTACTATACCTGAAGATACAGCATTTGCTGGTCGCTGTGGTAATAAGACATATACTTTCCTCACGAATACAGCGCACTCTGCTGTAAAGGATGCAAACAATCCTACGAAGTTTAGAATCAGTGGCGTTGAACTATTTGAGGGGCGCATTGTTCAAGAGACTCTCTCTACAATTGATACAACAATCTCGAATGCAAATATCGATACAAGAAGTTTAGAACTTACTGTGAATGGTGAGGCTTTCTTATATAAGACTGATGTATTTAACCTAAAGACCACAGATAATATATTCTTCTTGCAACCCGAGAATGACGGCAAGTACTCTGTTCAATTTGGGCAAAACAAATTTGGTGTACAGCCTACTGTAACAGATTCCATTATAGCGAAATATAGAGTAGCTTCTGGAGCGGCCGCAAACGGCGTGAACTCTTTGACGGTTGGCGCTTTTGGCGGAGCATCATCAATTGATGTGACTGTAACAGCACAATCTTCAGGCGGAAGAGATGCAGAAGATATTGAGTCAATAAGGGCTTTTGCTCCTAAGGCGCTTCAAGTACAAGAAAGAGCAATCACGACACGAGACTATGAGACTCTACTTCGTTCTCGCTTTCCTAATATACAAGCAATTAATGTATATGGTGGTGATGAAGTTGATCCACCTCAGTTTGGTAAGGTGATTATCTCTGTTGATGTAGTAGGTGGTGAAGGTGTTGCTGACTATGAGATTGCAAACTTTAAACGCTATCTACGAGATAAGACTCCGCTTACAATTGAGACTGTATTCGTAAGTGCGAAATACCTATTTGTTGATACGACTGTCAATGTGTCGTATGATCCTAATCTTACAAGTAAGTCTGCTTCACAGATTAGGGCTGATGTGACTGATGCGGTACTTAGCTATAATAATAGTTTCCTTAATGACTTTAAGAAGACTTATCGCCAGTCTAATCTATCTGCATCGATTGACTTACTAGAGACAGCAATCGTATCTACTGATATTGTTGCAAAGCCTGTGATTGAATATATTCCTGATCTAGGTGAATCTAAGTCTCCTTCGTTCTCGTTCGAGACTGCGCTTGTTAAGCCATATCCATATGATGCAGATAATGGTTTTGTAGGATTCAAGCCTGCTGTATCTTCAACTAAGTTCACAGTAGATGGTACTCTTGTATCAGCAAGAGATGATGGTAATGGTAATATCATGCTTGTGATTAGTGGTGCAGAAGGTGATAATATATTCAAGCCTGCTGTGGGTACAATTGATTACACAACAGGTACTGTTCGATTAATTGATTTGACAGTAACACAGTTTAATGGTAGTGCAATTCAGTTTACTGCTAACTCTATAGCGAAAGATATTAAGCCACCTAAAGATCGTATCATTATCATTCGTGGTAATGACATTAAAGTAAATGTAATACCTCTGGAATCATAATATGGCACTTGAGATTAGGGATAATATCCATTCTGACATTGCGAGCCAGTTTCCCAATGTCTACCGAGAGAATAGTGAGTTCTTGCTTGCTTTCATCGAGGCTTATTACAAGTATATGGATGATAAGCTAGAGAGGGATATACCTAAACTCAAAGACATTGATACCACGCTCACTGCATTCATTGTGTTCTTTAAGGGTAAGTACTTATCAGAGTTGCCCTTTTCTTCTGATGTGGATATTCGATTTATCCTAAAACACATACAAGACTTATACACAAGAAAGGGTAGTGAAGAGTCTCTGCAACTTCTATTCAAGATGTTCTTCAATGAAGATATCGAAATCTTTTATCCAAGTACATCAATACTAAGAGCATCTGACTCAATATTTCGAGGTGAAACATTTCTTGAGATGAAGCCTGTCTCTTTTGGCAGTGTTGAAAGTTATCCTATTATTCGTGGTGATACAATTCGAGGAGACTTGTCTCAAGCAAACGCATTCGTAGATGACATTATCTTTATTAACCTAGCGGGTGCAATTGTTCCTATTGTATATTTGTCTAGTCTCAAAGGCGCTTTCTCTCAAAGTGATGCGATAGAAGTTTTACGGGCTGACGATAACAATGTAGAGACTCTGACGAATGTGGGTAAATTGATTAACGGATCTATATCAGATGTCTCAATCAATAAAGCATTACGCCTTGCAGGAAATAGAGTGGGCGATACAGTCGATCTTAGGTCTAACTTGATTGGTATAGGCGCAACAGGCATTATTACAGAAGTATCTTCTGAAGAGATAGGCTTTATCGACTATGAGATTATCGATGGTGGTTGGGGCTATATTGACCCAACGACTGTAACACTAGAGTACTTTAATGACATAGGTATTAGTAACCGTGTTATTGTGGTAGATCGAGACACAGTATTAGATGTAGTGCCTGGAGACACTATCGTATTTCCTGGCTCTACAATCGAGTATGATAACAGATCAGGCGACTCTGACATACACAGTTTGACAGGTGCCGCTAAGATTATTGCTTATCGTCATCCTTTATTGTTTATTGAAACTAGATCAGACATACAGATAATGTATGATTTCATGTCTCAGAACTATAACACCGGGCAAGTAAACGATGCAGTACCTCCACAAGCGGTGTATAGAAGCGTTCTTTTTGATCATATGTTCAACGGATTTTATTATCACTTTACGAATACAAATGAGGTTGACTCTAATGACCAGTTATTTTTTCCACCGCCAGAGTTTGATAATCTTCTTTTTAAGTTTTATGTTAAACCAAATGAAGATGAGGGCGATGAGGGAATTATCAGTAACTTTACTGGTGCACAGCAAATCGGAGATTTGAGTGTCATCGATACTAACCAAACCCAGAATGACTTTCAATTATACTATAAGTTTGTTAACTCAGTAAACAACGGCACTAATGAAGGATCTATCTTTGAAGGTTTAGAAGATGTTGGCGATACGATTCTAAACTATCAATCAGGTAATGAGATTGATATAGGTATAGTTGATCCCGTTGCTCTCGCAAATAATATTCCAGATAGACTACCCACATTTCAGGCACTACAAGCAACTAGTTCGGGTTCAACCCACGGTGGTGGATCAACAGGCTTTTTTGAATACTCTCTGGGAGATTTAAAACATGGCCAGCTATACACTATCTCTAATCCAGGTAATGTTCTTACAGAAGAAGACTATATTAATATAGGTGCAAAGAAAGGAACTAGAGGCCACGACTTCTTTTTCTCTGAAGAGAACTTACATTTAATTGCTCCTATTCAGGGCCCAACAGAAAATTACGGATCTTTTGTTGACGATGCTAGATACAGAATCACTGATTTGGGAGATGGTAGAAGCTGGAATGGTGTAGGAGCTTCTGCTACAGCAAAAGTTGGCGATGTATTCACCGCAACTACAACTGGATCAGGACAATCGGGAACAGGCGGTACAGCACAAAGATTATTAGTAGAAGATGATCGCCATGATGCAATCTTCACTTGTCAAAAACAAGTCTTTGCTAGACTGTATCAGTACTTTACATATAACGATCTTACTCCGGATTTCTCTGTTGGCAAAACGCTATCAGCTCCAGAAGAGGGTCAAGATTATACACACTATAACACGCACTTTGTTCCTACTAATCAGCTAGTACCAGGTAGATTATACAGACCACTTGATGAGGGTGACTTGTCTTACACTGAGTGGTTGGGAGTTGGACTAGATTTAAATGATAATGATTATGAAGTAGATATTTTAAATGGTGGTACTGGATTCGCAGTTGGTAGAACTAATATTCGACCCAGAAAGAAATATATGATTACTGATAAAGGCACGATGGGCAAAGAAGAGTTTGAGTTACTAGGCGTAACACCATCAGAAAATCCTTTAGGTCCTTCAGTAGGCGACACTTTCTATGGTAGCGAGAATGTAAACAATATTGCCTTTGGAGAATTCGGTAAGACTTTCGATATAACTGATGTCTTAGATGATGGTTTTAGAATATATAAGGAAGATCACAACTTCAGAACTGGTGATAAGGTTGTCTATCTAGGCGACAATATTTTGACTGCGACTGGCAATATAGATTCTGGTGATGCTCTCTATGTGCTTAAAATTGATGCCAATAAATATCAACTTTATACAGAAGAAACTCTAACCACAGACACTCTTGTCACTTTCAATGATATATCCAATGGTAATTTAGGCGTTGATGGCACTTTTGTAAAACAGAGTGGTGCTCCTAATGTAGTAGATGTATCATTGGCAATGCATAAAACTGTTGAATTTGAAGCCATTGATCCTCAGCCAGCAGATATTAGTGGTACAGGATGGTGTGTTGATATCGCAAAGGTATCAGCAAACTCTGGCAATAACGATCACAGAACACCTATTTACAATGAAGCGGGCAATGCCATAGTTAGATATGAGTGGTTAGGATATTACAGTTCAGAAGGCAATATCATCGATCCTATACAGAAAGCAGATAGTTCAGGACCACTAGATGTTATTCCAGCAGAGTTAGAGTTACAATCTGGATTAGAAATTATTGGTTTCATCAATGGAGAATTTGATCACCCCGTAAGATGTAACAGAATTGGAGCATTTAACGATTCTTCTTCTTTCGAGATAACAGCAATTGATGAAGAAGAAACAGTAACATTAGTGCCGGATATAGTGGGCGATGTTGTTGCGGAAAATATTTTTGAGCAACCCACAGGTGACGACAACAGGCTACAAGACGGGGAATATGGTCTTTCTGGTGTAGGCTTAGAAACAATTGACACCGAGTATAGAGATGCTTTCTCTAAAGTCACATTCACTCTCGGTAGAATATCTGAAATAAGAGAAGACAAGCCAGGCACAGAGTATGAAAACGATGTTGGTGTGCAGATTATTAATGAAGCTATTTCTAGATTCGATAAAAGGGATGTTATATTGAGGTTCGATAAAGACGACTTTAATCTAGCTGAAGGAGAAATTATCGAGCAAGAAAGAGAATTAACAGACACCAATATCGATGAAGTTAATGGATTAAATCGTAATGAAATAGCCGCTATGCCTGCAAGCACAGAATTTGTTGTTGGTGTAGGTTATGGTCAAAGTGTAACCACTTTTGCCATCGAACAACAAAAGTACACAGCAAAAGCCAAATTCTTGAAAAGAGAAGATCAGAATTATTTCTTCAGGCCAATAACATTCTACGGATTTAAAAAGGATATACCTATTCTTATTAAAGCAGAGGATAGGTTGATACTGTCAATGACTACAGATAAGAACTCATTACCTATGGGAGCTAATGCTAATATAGTGGGGTCTGTTAACTACGATACCGGACAAATAAAGGCTTTGACTGTTACCCATACAGGATATAAATTTAAAGATAATGAGATTGTTGACATTATCAACACTAATGCAAAAAATAGTAAAAGATATAATGATCTTATAGGAACTGCTAAACTCAGAACTTTAGGTCAAGGTAATACTAAGGGAGAGTGGAAAACTAAAACATCATTCTTAAACGAAACAACTACGAGGCTTCACGACAACGATTACTATCAAGAATACTCTTATGATATTTCATCTATGATTGATCCTGCTCTTTACACTCCCGTAGTAAAGAATGTTGTGGGTGTCGCAGGAACAAAACTATTTAGTACGCCATTGATAAATAGTGATAATGCAGTTTCGTCTAGTATTGATGTAGAAATAGATAACTACAGAATTGTGACTAGCGAATACTTTGCTGAAGGTCAAGGAATTGCTGGTAATGCTTCTTACGACTTTGATGCTCTTGCTGATAATGATCCAGGTAAGATTATATCTACTGAATCTGGTGAAGACTTTGTTGCTATTACAACACAACTTATAAAAGAAGATTAATTATGTCTAATTTAATAATAAAAACTGACGGTGATCCATTTCCAGCACTTGCTGGAAAATCTCTTGAGTCGGATAATCTTGAAGGAATTAGCATAGGCGATCCTATTAACAATGGCAGAACTAGAGGGTTTACAGACACTGCAACAGGATTTTCTTCGATACAAGATCAAGTACCGCAAAAAGAGTACAGTATAAATTATCGTGCTGGAGATAGAGATGTGTATGTTGATCCAGTAGGACAATATGTGAAAAACAATACTCCTGTGGGAGTTGCTGTTAACGGAGCTGTTATATATTGTCCTAATTCAAAGTTTAAAAGAATATCAGTTAATGATAGTGTTGAGACCAGAAATTCTGGTAACTTTACTTTTGATGTGGGCAACCAAGCAGAAAACAGCCTTTTAGATATTTGTGGAGGAAAACCAGAAGACTCAGGCGAATATAGATACAGAAATGGAAGATTTTGTTATAAAGGATTTAATGATCCCAACTCAGCGAATCCAAACACTAGATTTATAGATTCTAGTACTTATTTTAGTTCCTCTTCATTTGGGTCTGATGTATTGAGACATCCCAGTATTGATCACGAAGGCACAACATTCACCGCTGGCCATTCGAAAATAATAGGATGGTCACTTGACGGTTATCCTATATACGGTCCTTTTGGATATCAAAACCCTTTAGATCCGACTAGTAGTGTTGTTCTAATGAGAAGTACTTATGTGGTGAAATCTGCCGAAGACTTAGCGAATATGCCCAATAGACCCTTAGGCGATGCAGGAGGTACTTATATTGAAGATTACACTATAAGTTTTAATGTACCCAATTCTTTAGATGAGTTTAACGGAAGATATTGTATAACTCCTGACTACAGAGAAGGAACTTATGCATACTTTTTAACATTTAGTGACGAATCTACGGATGAGAGTCCAGCCACTGCTCCTAAAAATGCCGCTTATCCTTATGTGATAGGTCCAAGAACTAAACAACCAACTTCTTATTAATTGAGAAAAGTAAATGACAAAGATTATTACAGAAAATTTTAAAACAGAAACTACCCATGCGCTATTCGACACATTGGGTACTGACGACTATTATGTGGTGGCTTCTACTGCTGTTAATGCTACTGAGTTCGAACTTGATCCCACTATTCAAAACACGCAAAAGGATAAGAGAGATTTTCAGAGAAAGATTATATTTGGAAACAGAATAAATCAAGTAGATGCTAGATATATGTTTCTAGAGAATCCCTGGACTAGAGGCACAGTTTATGATCAGTACGATGATTCCAAAGATATCGAATCTCTTAATATGATTGTCACAATTCAGGATCAGGCTGGTGGCAACTATATGGTTCTAAAGTGTTTAGATAACAACAACGGTGCTGAGTCTCAAGAAATACCTGGTACAATTGATTCAAATAATTACAGAGTTGTTAGTACGCAAGACGGTTATGTTTGGCAATATATGTTCACAGTACCCGCTAGTCTTGCCGTCTTATATAGAACATCGACTAGTTTGCCTTTGCCATCGTTCACTGAGTTTGGAGGCGGATATGGTCATCCAGATGTGTATAACAGAGCAAGAGAAGACATATCAAGGATTGATATTGTGAATAGTCCTGTAGGTCAGTTCAACCAGTATTTATTTGGTCCTGCAAATTCTATCTCTGACAGTTCTGATGTGTTGACTATTTCTTCTAAGGAAACTGTGCTTAAAGGAATAACCGAAGTGTTGGTTAGTACTACGCCTATAACTGGAAGAGCCTTGTATTCAGAACGGAATGCATATAAGAATATGTACCTGAGGCACAACGGCTCTGGTAAACTCTATACTGTTATATCATCTGAAACAATCGAGAACAATATCAAACTAACGATAAGAACTTCGGAATATGAAAGTCCAGATTCGTTTACTCCTGGATCACAAGACGGTGGTGTTCAGTGCCAACTAGTCATTAAGATTAGAGTTACTAATAGTAACATTACGGGAGAAACTTGTAAAGCATATGGTTTATTAAACGAGTCTGGTAC